CGGCAACGACCAAACGGCCGTCCAGATCGCCAGCAAGGCGAAGTCCGCCGGCCGCAAGTACCAGGACCAGTTCATCACTGGCGACGGCACCGGCGATGAAATGGTGGGCCTGGTCAACCTGGTCGCGTCCGGTCAGAAGGTGGACACCGGCACCAACGGCGGTGCGCTCAGCTTCCAGATCATGGACGAGCTGATGGACCTGGTCACCGACAAGGACGGCCAGGTGGACTACATCACCATGCACGCCCGCACCATCCGCTCCTACAAGGCCCTGCTCCGCGGCCTGGGCGGCGCGTCCGTGAACGAGGTGATCGAGCTGCCGAGCGGCGCGGAGGTCCCGGCCTACAGCGGCGTGCCGATCTTCCGCAACGACTACATCCCGACCGACCAGGTCAAGGGCTCTGGCACCGGCCAGACCAGCATCTTTGCTGGTACGTTCGATGACGGTTCCCGCACCCACGGTATCGCCGGCCTGACCGCCAGTCAGGCGTCCGGTATCCAGGTGGTGGATGTCGGCGAATCGGAGACCAAGGACAACCACATCTGGCGCGTGAAGTGGTACTGCGGTCTGGCTCTGTTCAGCGAGAAGGGTCTGGCCGTCGCCGACGGCATCACCAACTGATCCCCCCGCTGGGCTCCGCCCAAGCAACTTGAGGGCGGGCCGGTAGCATACGGCCCGCCCTTTCATTTTCTCCGGAGACAACGTCATGCTCTACTTCCTCGCGATCCCCAAGAACAGCGGCGGTGCCCAGATCGTCAACGGCCATCGGGCGGCGGTGGTTTCGATCCCGGACGACACGGACACCGACGATGCGCTGACCACGGCGCAGGCCGTCGCCGCGGCGGCCGATCCGCTGAACTCTCACATCTGGGGCCGGGCGACCGGCGGCTACATGTCCGACAGCTCGCTGTCCGCCGCGGAGGGCATCGCCTCCAAGTGCGTGTTCTTTGACGCCAGCTCCGATACGCCGGAGGTCTTGACCGGTGACGGTACGGCCGGGGCGCTCGCCTCCAACAAGGCCGTGGTCACGGACGGCGACACCTTCAACACCGCGGACGGCGTGGTCACCGTCGCCGTCGAGGACAACGTGGCCACGATGACTTACGCGGCCAACTGATCAAAGGAACCTCAGACATGTCAGCATTCATCAAGTGTGTATTCCTCCTCACGGGCCTGCTCGCGGGCAAGTCGATCCGCCTGGGCAAGTACGTGTTCGTCAACGGACGCATGGAGTTGTCGGCGACGCCGGAGGAAATGGCCCTCCACGCGCGCTCCTTGGAGCGCAACTGGGGCGTACTCCCGGAGGGCGACCCCCGGCTCAACCAGGAGCAATCCGACAATGGCCAGCGTGATCCTGCGCCGCATCCCGAGCGCGACGGCAAACAAACGGTACCGGGCGACCTTCAGCCCAACGGGGAAGGGTCTGAAGCCGGTGGTTCAGCATCAGAAGGGGCCGGCGCTGTTGACGCCCAAGCCGCTGCGGCCGGGGTTTCGCCCGCTGGGGCAGGATCGGAGCCAAGCGTGAACGAGAAGCTGAAGCGCGCGGTGGCGCAGTTGGACCCCAAGAACGACGGCCATTGGACCAAGGACGGCAAGCCGTCGATGTCGGCGGTGTCGCAGTTCTACGGGGCCACGGACATCGTCCGCGCAGACGTGGAGGCCGTCGCCCCGGGTTTCGTCCGGCCGGCGGCTGACTGATTCATCAACCGGAGACAGGTCATGAAGCAAGGCACGACGGCCGCGACCGCGGCGAACATGAAAGCGAAGTCGCAGCGGGCCGCTCCGGCGACCAGCGGCAACAAGAACGTCACGACCGGGGCGAATCGCAAGCCCACGCCGGCCTCCGGCCGCACCGGCCCGATCAAGGGCATGGACCGGGGCGGGGTCTGACGTGAGCAAGTGGGTCTATATCGGCGCGCTTGCCCTCGCCCTCCTGGGGGCTGGCGCCGGTATAGGCTACGGCCTGGGAAGTGCCTCTGCCACCGCTACGGCGGCAGCGAAGGCAGCGAAGCTCGCCAAGGAAGTCGCCGCGGACAAGCTCGCCCAGTCGCAGGCCCTGAATGCGGCGAATGAACACAACCGGCAGCTGGAGAAGCAACATGACCAAGACATCGCTGACCTCCGCGCCGACTTCGCCAAGCAACAAGCTGCGGCGGAGGCTGCTGATGCTGCTGAGCTTGCTTCTCTGCGCAGTGGGAACCGCCGGCTGCGCGTCCAAGTCACCGCTTATCGTGCGGCCCTCGCCGCCGGTCCTGGAGCCTCCGCCCCCGGAGCTGATGAAGCCGGTACAGCCGAACTTGCGCCAGCGGTTGGAGCAAGTCTTTACGCCATCGCCGCGGACGGCGACACCGCCATCAGGCAGCTGACGGGCCTTCAGGCCTGGGCCCGGTCTGCGGTCAAACTCTGTGGAGCTCAACCCCATGAACCTCAAGACGCTCATCCAAGGTAATCTTGCCCAGCGGCTCTGGAAGCGGCTGTCCCCCTTCGCGGATGTGGGTTTCTGGGTGCTGACGTTGATCAGCCTGGTCCCGCTCCTGCTCCTGAATTGGGCCATGGCCGTGACGCTCCTCCAGTGGTCCGCTTTCCTGGTAGCCTTCGCCGGCGCATCCATCGTGGTCTGTCGCATCCTCCTCCCGCAGGTGGACCTGACCGAGTATCTGGAGCGCGTCAAGGCCGGGACCTCCGGGACCGGAGCCGGCTTGGTCGTGCTCAGCGTCTGTTTGCTCCTGTCCACGATCCTACTGGCGATGGTACTATGGGCAAAGGCCTGATCCTCCTGCTGCTTCTCTGCGCCGCTACGCTGACCGCGCACGCTCAGGACGCCCGGACGTACATCCCCGCCGGTGCGCACCAGTACGCGCCACTGCTCGCTGCCCAGCAGGGCATCGTCTGGCCGCAGATGCCCGAGCCCTGGACCTTGGGCGGCCTGGTCGAGCAGGAAAGCTGCGTCACGCTCACCTCCCGGCGCTGCTGGGACCCGCGGGCGGAGCTGAGGACTTCACGTGAGTACGGGTTCGGGTTCGGCCAGATCACGACTGCCTACCGGGCGGACGGCTCCGTGCGGTTCAACAAGTTCCAGGAGCTGGTAGCCGCTCACCCGAACCTCCGCGATTGGGCTTGGGAGGACCGCTACAACCCCAAGTACCAGCTGACCGCGATCATCGACATGTGCTTGGGCCTCTGGCGCCGGATTCCGCCCGCGGCGACCGTGGACGACCACTTGGCGTTCATGCTGTCGAGCTACAACGGGGGCGTTTCCGGATTGCTCCAGGATCGGGTCCTGTGTTCGCACACGAGCGGTTGCGATTCTGGGCGGTGGTTCGGGAACGTCGCGGGGACCAGCCTCAAGTCAAAGCTCCCGCAGCCGGCCTATGGCGAACAGTCCTGGTTCAGCATCAACCGCACCTACGTCAAGAATGTGATGGTCATCCGCCGCGGCAAATATCGGGTCTTTTGGAGCAACTGACATGACTTTGATCCTCCAAGACGACACGGGGACCGTCCCCAACGCCAACGCCTACATTGACGTGGCGTTCTTCAAGGCGTACCACGACGCCCGCGGGAACGATTACAGTGCGCGGACGGATGAGCAGATTGCCCAGGACATCGTCAACGCCACGGATTACCTGGACCAGCGGTTCACCTACGTTGGGCAGCGGCTGTCGGGCCGTCCGCAGACCACCGAGTGGCCGCGCATGGACGCCTTCGACCGCGACCGTTACAGCGTCAATGGCATCCCGGCGGAGGTCCAGGAGGCCACCGCGGAGTATGCGCTGCGCGCCGGGATCGCCGTGCTCAACCCGGACCCGGACCGCGACGCAACCGGCGCGGCCATCGCCTCCAAATCGGAATCCGTTGGGCCCATCAGCGAGTCCGTCACCTACGTCAGCGGAGCGGTGTTCACCATGCCCAAGTATCCGGCGGCGGACGCGCGCATGTATCGCACCGGCCTGATCCGGGCCGGCGGAACGGTTTTGAGGGGATGATCATGGGTGAGTATGATTCCAGTGTCGCGCTTGCGAAGCGTCTGATCAAGAAAAAGGGCCAGCCGGTCACGCTCAAGACCTTCGCCAATACGCCGCCGGCCGATCCCGACCAGCCGTGGAAGTCGGGCGACAACGTCCCGACCCTCCAGACCATCAATGCCGTGTTCTTGGACTATGAGCAGAAGTACATCGACGGCGAGTTCATCCGGTCCGGCGATCAGCGGGTGTTCGCACCCTCCACGGACACGGCGGAGGTCCCGATCAACCCGACCCTCAATGGCCTGATCCTCCGGGGTTCGCAAATCTGGAAAATTGTCGGCATCAAGCCGCTCAACCCCAACGGTCAGTCGATTCTGTTTGAGATTCAGGTGCGCCAGTGAGCCTCCCGACCTTCCAAAGCGCCACCGATGAGCTCCTGGGCCTGTTCTGGGACTTCTGGCGCGCGGAGACTCCGGCAACGAACAACGGCGACGTTCCGTTGGTCCAGTGGCCCGACGATGAGAGTGACGCGCCGGCTGCTGATGCTCCTTTCGCGCGCATCCGCATCCGCCACAACCCCGGCGGTCAATCGACCTTCGGCCCCACCGGCCAACGACGGTTCACGCGCTCCGGTATCGTGACGGTCCAGGTGTTCACGCCGGTGACGGATGGCGCGGGATCGACGCTCGCTGGAAAACTCGCTACAATCGCGCGGAACGCCTATGAGGGGCGATCCACGGCAAGCGGGATTTGGTTCAGGGATACCCGCATCAAGGAAGTCGGGAGCGACAAGACCTGGTACCAGATCAATGTGACTGTGGAATTTGAGTATGATGAGCAGCGCTGACGCCGCTCGCCTTTCGCCAATCGGGAGTTCGCCATCATGGGCAACAAAATTGATTCCAATGTGACCGGCCTCCGCTTTGCGGAGGAGTCGAGCATCAAGACCCTTCCGGCGTCGCCGGTGTTCTATCCGCTGGAGCCGAATGGCTACAACGACTTTGGTGGTCAGCTGACGCTCCTGGCGCGCAACCCCATCAACCCGTCGCGCCAGCGCAAGAAGGGCGTGATCACGGACCTGGACGCCTCCGGCGGCTTCGGTCAGGACCTGACCCAGAACAACCTCACCCGGATGCTCCAGGGCTTCCTGTTCGCGGACATCCGCGAGAAGGCCACCAACATCCCGATGAACGGGACGGCCCAGACCTTTTCCGGCGTCACGCAATCGGACAAGACCTACACCCTGGGCGGCGGCACCGTGGGTTCGCTGTTCACCGCTGGTGACCTCGCATTCGCCTCCGGCTTCGCCCAGACCGCGAACAACGGCCTCAAGACGGTGGCCAGCTCCAGCGCCACGACCGTCGTGGTGGATGAATCGCTGGCCGACGAAACCCCGGCGGCCACCGCGAAGCTCGCGAAGGTGGGCGTGGTCCTGGACTCCGCGACCGCGGACGTGGTGGTCAGCGGCTCCTGGCCCAAGCTGTCGCGGGCCTCCGGTACCGTGGATTGGACCAGCTTCGGTCTGATCCCGGGCGAATGGGTGTTCATCGGCGGCGATGCCGCGGGGACCAAGTTCACCAACGCCGCCAACAACGGCTTCGCGCGCGTGCGCAGCGTCACGTCCAGCGCCATCGAGTTCGACAAGACCAGCGCCACGATGGTCGCCGAAACCGGGACCGGCCTGACCATCCAGCTCTTTTTCGGCAACGTCATCAAGAACGAAAAGGACCCGGACAAGATCAAGCGCCGGAGCTACCACCTGGAGCGCACGCTGGGCGCGGACGACAACGGCACCATGTCGGAGTACCTCAAGGGCGCGGTGCCCAATGAGTTCAGCCTCCAGGTCAAGCAAGCCGACAAGGTCACGGCTGACCTCAGCTACGTGGCGCTGGACAACGAGCAGCGGACCGGCACCCAGGGCCTCATCAGCGGGACCCGGCCGGACATCGTGGACGCTCCGGCGTTCAACACGTCCAGCGACTTCTCCCGGATCAAGATGCACCAGATCACGGACGGCAACACCAACCCGTCGCCGCTGTTCGCCTTCCTGACGGAGCTGACGCTGACGATCCAGAACAACATCACGCCCAACAAGGCCATCGCGGTCCTGGGCGCGTTCGACGTCAGCGCCGGAACGTTCACCGTCACCGGCAACGTCACGGCCTACTTCGCCGACGTGGCCGCAGTCCAGGCCGTCCGCGACAACGCCGACGTCACCATGGACTTCGCGCTGGTGAAGAACAACGCGGGCCTGGTGTTCGACGTGCCGCTGATCGGCTTGGGCGATGGCCGCCTGAAGGTGGAACAGGATAACCCCATCACCCTCCCGCTCCAGACGGATGCCGCGGAAGGTGCCCAGGGGCACACCCTCCTGATCAATGAGTTCCCGTACCTCCCGGATGCCGCGGACGTCTGATTGGGCTTGCGGCTATAATCCAGGGGCGGCCCTTCGGCCGCCCCTTTTCTTTGGAGAATCGTCCATGAGTCTGCACAAACTGTTCAAAACCGACACCGGCCTGGAAAAGAAGGGCGTGTGGATCGACTACGGCCCCAACGAGGACATGCCCGCCGATCCGGACGGCAAGCACCCTTCCACCCGGTTCCTGATCGCCCGGGCGGGCGGATCGAACAACGCCTACAACCAGGTGCTGGAGAAGCTGGCCAAGCCGCACAAGCGGATGATCCAGCACGGTCAGCTGAGCAACGACCTCGCCAAGACCATCGCGCGCGACGCCTTCCTGGCCGCCTGTCTCCTGGGCTGGGAGAACGTCACCAACGCGGCCGGCGAGGTCCTGGAGTTCAACAAGACCAACGCGACCGCGTTGTTTGATGAGCTGCCCGACCTCTACAGCGACCTGAGCGAGCAGGCGGCCCAGGCCTCCATCTACCGCGAGGAGCTGCGGGAAGCCGACCTGGGAAACTCTGGGAGGTCCTTGTCTACGGATTCGAGCAAGGACCAGTAGAACGAAAGATCATTGAGCAGTGCGTGCGGTTCGGCCAACCCCTTCCGGCGCGGATTCAAAACGCGCCGGAACTCTGGTTGGGCAACCGGCTGTATTATGACGGCTTCCTGGACCTGACCAGTAGCCGTCCGGTGTCGATGGCTCTTGGGCCGTTGTCGATTCTCACATTGATGGAGTACTGCTACATCACGGGGATAGAAGGCGACCAGCGTGATGACTTCATTTGGATCATCACGCACCTTGACGCGAAGTACCTGGAGTGGAGCGCGAACCGTGGGCACGCTAAGTGATTTCAGCCGCCGGATCAAGATCATTGCCCAGGGCGTCGAGACCAACACCGACCGCCTGGTGCGGAAGGTCGCACTGGTCGCTGATCAGGCTATCGTGAGCGGCACGCCGGTGGATACCGGCCGTGCCCGTTCAAACTGGGTAGCCCAGATCGGGTCCGCCGCCTCCGGCGACATCGAGCCCTACGCCCCGGGCGAAGCGGGGGAAACCGGAGCGGCCAACGCCCAGGCGGCTATGGATCAAGCGGCCGGCGTGATCGCGGGCTACAAAAGCGGTCAGGAAATCCACATCACCAACAACCTCCCGTATATCGGCCGGCTGAACGACGGCTACAGCGCCCAGGCTCCGGCCGGGTTCGTGGAGGATGGAGTGGCCGCCGCGGCCCGCGCCGTGAAGAATGCCCGTATAATTGATCCAACTCCCGGGGGCTGATGGCGATGGCCACTGAACGCATTGATGTAGTTGTCTCTGAAAACGGTTCCCGGGTGGTTCGCCGAAACCTGGAGGGGATCGGCACGGGCGCTGACTCCTCCTCCAAGGCCGTCGAGGGCCTGAACCGAATCATTGGCGTGCTCGCGGCTTCCCTTGCCGTGGATCGAATCATGCGTTGGGCGGATGCTTGGAACTCCGCGGCGGGCTTGATTCGCGTGGCTACTGATTCCGTCAGTGAGGCAATCAACCTCCAAAACAAGCTGTATGACGTCGCCCAGCGAACGCGGTCTGACTACAAGTCAGTGGTGGAGCTGTATTCCCGCGCCGCTCGCGCAGCAGACGATCTGGGGGCATCGCAAAGTCAACTGATCAAATTCACGGAAGGTGTAGGCAAAGCCCTCGCCGTCCAACATACTTCCTCCACGGAGGCTTCAGGCGCGCTCCTCCAGCTTGGTCAAGCATTGGGTAATGGCATCATCCAGGCTCAGGAGTACAATTCACTGCTGGATAACGGTCAGGTGATTCTCCAGACCGTCGCCCAAGGTATGGATCGGGCCGGCGGATCGGTAGGCAAACTGACACGGCTGGTGAAGTCGGGCCAAGTCACGTCCAAGGAGTTCTTTGACGCCTTCCTCACGGGCTCCAAGAATCTGGATGAAGAGTTCAGCAAGACCTCCGTGCTGTTCAGCCAGTCCTTCACCATCATCCAAAACTCCATACAGAAGTATGTGGGTCAGATGGACAACGCCCTTGGCGTCAGCGCGGCCTTCGGGACGTTCGCGAAGTTTGTGTCCACCAATCTGGACACCATCGTCAAATCCTTGGCGTCTGTTGGCATTGCCATCGCGGTCCTGTACGGTATCCCGATGGCGATCAACGCGATCACGACCGCCGTGAAGCTGCTGACCGTTGCCATCGCGGAGAACCCCATTGGATTCCTCGCCCTGGTCCTGACCACGGCCATCGCCGCCCTCACGCTTTTCCGCGACCAGATCAAGTTGGGCACTGACGATGTCACGACCTTGGGCGACGTTTTCCGCGCCTTGGGCGACCGGCTGAGTGGCTTCTGGGACTTCCTGGTTGACGACGCCTCTGCGGCCTTCAACCAAATCCAATCGGTGTTCGTGGCGATGGATGAAGCCCTCCTGGGCGGGACCAAGGACACCACCGAAAGCATGACCAGCTCTTACCAGGGGTTCTATGATGGTGTGGGCACCGGCGTCGCGGGCGTCGTGAAGGCTATCGCCCGGACCATCGACGCCATAGCGGGGTTGTTGACCGGCGTCGCCCTCGCAATCATCCGCGCCTTTACCGGCCTCCCGGCATTGTTCAGCAACATCTTCGCCCAGGTCTACAACGCCGTGGTCGGCAAGATTCAGTCGATGATCAATGCGACCATCGACGGCGTGAACAAGCTCCGGAGCCTGGTTGGTAAGGACTTGTTGGAGCATGTCCAGATTGCTCAGAAGGATGTCGACAAGGACGCCTTCAAGAAGTACGGCCAAAGCATCAGCGCCAGCATCCAAGATGGTTTTGAAATTCAGGGCGGCTTCATGGAGAAGTGGGTGGACGGCTTGTTTGCCGACGCTCAAAAAATCGGCAAGGAGCGCGCCGCGAAGGCCGCCGTGACCGGCGGATCGGAAGGCGGCGGAAAGCCGGCGGCACCCACCGGACCCACGGCAGCGCAAATCAAGGCCGCGGAGCGTTTGGCGCATCAGTTGGACCGCCTCCGGGCGTCCGTGGACGGCGTGTATGCGGCGAACCTTCAACTGAAGACGGCGGAGGATTTGCTGGAGAAAGGACGGAAGGCTGGCATGGTGACGCTGACTGAAAAGAAGGCGATCATGGACAAGCTCCGCCAGCAGCTCCAAGACCAGTTGGACCCTCTGGGTGCGATCAACAGGGAATTGGACAAGCAAACGGCGCTCCTGAAGCTCAATTCCAATGAGCGTCAGGCGGCGACGCAATTCCAACAGATTGCGCAGCAACTTCAGCAATCCGGGATCGAACTCACCAAGGAGGAGACCAAGCAACTCCAGGAGAAACTGGCGGCGCTCCAGGCGTTGACGCAACAGACGCAGCTCATGGACCAGTACCAGCAGAACTCTGCCGCCGGCCGGAAGGACCAGGCGGGTCAGAGCGTGTCTGCCATGACGGCGCTGATGAACGACCCCACCAAAAATTACACGCAGCAGGACGCCTTCAACCAAGCCAATTCGCAGTTGGGCGGTTTGTTTGATTCCAGTAAGCAAGCCATCGACGCCCAGGTGGCCGCGCAGCAGGAAGTCCTGGACCGTGTCAATGAGCTTCGGGCCGCCGGCATCATCGATGAGCAGACGGCTTCGCAGGCGCGCATGTCGATCTGGGCCAATGAGCAGCGGATCAAGCTCCAGCAGGCCAGTGACCTGATGGGGAACCTCGCCGCGCTCGCCTCCTCCAGCAACAAGAAGCTGGCGGCCTTGGGCAAGGCCGCGGCGATCACCCAGGCCGTCATCAACACTTACGAAGGCGCGACGAAAGCGCTGGCCCAGGGCGGCATCTATGGCACGATCATGGCCGCGGCCGTGGTTGCCGCGGGTCTGGCGAACGTCGCCCAGATTCGCAACCAGCAAGTTCCTGGCTACGCCTTCGGCGGTCAGTTCGACGTGGGCGGCACCGGCGGCACCGACTCGCAAATGGTCGCCTTCCGGGCGACCCCGGGCGAGCGCGTGAGCATCAGCACCCCGGCCCAGGATCGGCAGCGGGGCGTGGACGGCTCCGGAGCCGGCGGCGGATCGGCGAAGGTCACTAACATCAACGTCATCGACCCGAGTATGGTCGGTCAGTTCTTGTCCTCCACGGAAGGTAACAATGTGTTCATCAATCGCATCCAGGCCAACGCCTCCCTCATCCGCGATGCGGTCCAGGGGGCCTGATCGTGAGCTACATCCTCAGCCCCTCCGGCGATCCTCTGGCGTTCCTGGCCGAGCAGGCGGAAGCGCCGTGGAAGGAAACGCTGCGATGGGTCACCGACATCATGCCCGGCCGTACCGGGACTGAGCAGCGGCTCCAGCTCCGAACGGTGCCCCAGCGGTCTTTCGCCGCGCAGATGAGCGTGCCACATACCCGGACGCAGGACGCCTTCAACACGATCTGGGGAGCCCTCGCCCTCGCTTGGGCGGCTCCGCTCTGGCACGATGCCCAGTACATCGGCGATCTGGCGGCGGGAACCGATACCCTAACCGTGGACACGGCCCACGCCGACTGGTACGCCGGAGGGCAGGTGCTTCTCTGGGCACCTTCCGGCACCTGGACATATGCGACCGTCCAGACTGTGGGAAGCGGTAGCCTGACGCTTACGGCACCCACTGAGGTGGCAATAGCTGGTTGCTCAGTGGTCCCGATCCGTCCCGCCCGACTTACCGGGACGCCGCAGATGCGCACCACCGGATTCGGGGCGGCTTGGAGCCTGACCTATGAGCTCACCGAGAACGCGGCGCATAACGGCGCGGCCCCCGATCAGTTCCTGGGTGAGGATGTGGATTGGGGCGAGGTCCTGTTTGATTCCGGCGGCCTGAACATCACCATGACGCCCCAGTTGGACCGCGTGGACTACGATGTGGGCAACGCGGTGGTCACGACGCCTTGGACCTACAACCGCACGGCCCGGCTGCTTCAGCGGATCGCGGAGACGCCCGCGGAGGCCTGGGCGATGCGCCAGTGGCTTCATCGCCGTGCCGGCAAATATCGGGCGTTCTGGCAACCCAGCTGGGAAGCCGACCTGCTCCTGACGTCCACCGGGGCTCTGGGAAGCACGATCCAGGTGCGTGACTCCTCCCGCTTCGCCTGGGCACAGAAGCGCACGCACCTTGCCGTCCTGACGCGGTCCGGTACTTGGCTGCCCAGGACCGTTGAGACGATCACGCAGGTCAGCGACGGGATCGTTGAGCTGGGCCTCAGCTCCTCGCTGGCGATCAACGCGGCGGAGGTGGACCGGATCAGCAACTTGGGCCTCCGCCGGCTCGACACCGACAGCGTGGACCTGAACTGGGTGGGTAATGGGGTGGCGACGATGTCGGCGATGACCGTGGAGATTCAACCGTGAGCGCGTTGGGCGAACTGTTCCTGTTCAAGGAAGGGGACCTGGTGTTTGCCCAGACCTCCGGAACCCAGCCGGTGATCTATGACGGAAACGCCTATGAGCCGCGAGCCCTGGGGCATGACGACATCCAAGTCAAGGACGATGTGTCCAAGCAGAAGCTGGAGGTCACGACCTCGCTGAGCAACCCCATCGCGCGCCGATACTTCGCCAAGCCCGTGGACCGCGTGGTGACGCTGGACCTCTTCCAGCAGGACATCAACGGTACCAGCATCATCTGGAAGGGCCGGTTGACGTCCACCCGTCAGGCCGGCCCCACGGAAGTCGCGCTGGTATTTGAGTCCATCTTCACAAGCCTTCGCCGGCCGGGCCTCCGGGCGCGCTACCAGAAGTCATGCCGCGTGGCGTTGTACGGCCGCGGCTGTTTCCTGAACCCGGAAGATTGGCGCGTGGATGCCCAGCTCCTGTCCGTGGATGGAAACAACCTCACGATGTCGGACCTGTCGAGCTATCCGGCCGGACGCTTCCGCGGCGGTATGGTCCGCGGTCCGGATACCTCCGTGCGGTTCATCATGGCCCAGACGGGGAACGTCCTGACGTTGTCCCGGCCGTGGCCCGAACTCGCTGACGCGCTCGCCGCGAGCGGCTATGGTCAGTCCTATGGATTATACTATGGGCAGTTGGAGTTACCAATCTATCCCGGCTGTCCCCATAATCTGGACGGCTGTGAAAGTTTCGACAACGTGCTCAACTATCGCGGCTTCCCTTGGATTCCCGGCCGCAATCCATTTACCAACTCACTGGTGTAGATTATGTGGGCTGCCATTATCATTCTGGTTATCGCGCTGATTTATGTCGCAACGTCGATGCCCAAGACGCAATCGCAAAAGCCTTCCGGCTTGGGCGACATTACCGCCCCGACCGCGGAGGAAGGCCGGGAGATTCCAGTGCTGTTTGGAACGCGCGACGTGGAGGGGCCGAACGTGGTTTGGTACGGTGACTTCAGCACCCAGGCTGTAAAGAAATGAGCGACGATCTGATCATCACCATGAAGGACCTCCGGCGAATCGGCATGTGGTGTCGTGCGCGGGAGTTCGCGCGTGCCCACGGCATCGACTGGGTGGACTTCCTGAAGCACGGCGTGTCCGCGTCGCGATTGGAGGCGACCGGCGACGCCCTGGCGCTGAAGATCGTGGAGGAGGTGCGCCGTGGGCGGTAGCAAGAAACAGACCATTGGCTACAAATACTTCCTGGGGATGCACGCCATTCTCACGCACGGTCCGGTGGACAAGCTCATCCGCCTCCAGTTCGACAAGAAGGACGCTTGGGTGGGAAGCGTGGATGACGGCTCTTTCAACGTCAGTGCCCCGGGCCTATTCGGCGGCGAGGACCTGGGCGGCCAGGGCGGCGTATCTGGCGCCATCGACTTCATGAACGGCGAGGAGACGCAAGGAACAAACGCCTATCTGGTTGGGCAATTGGGATCACGCATGCCCGGCTTCCGCGGCGTGACGGGGTTGGTGTTCAAGCACTTCTACTTTGGCATGAGCCCCTACCTCAAGAACTTCGGCGCGCGTTGCCAACGCATCCATCGCACGACCGGAGGTGCGACGCAGTGGTATGACGAGAAGGCTGAAGTGGTTTTGGTTTCGCCCAAAGGTGGTATTTACCAATTCCCCGGAACTTCAGCCCACCAAACTCCCGGATATAACTCCAGTGAAGCCACCATTGAATTAGATGACGGCGAAAGTACGATGGTATCCGTGTTGTACGGAACCGCATATAGTCTTTGGGCGAGTGATTCAGAGGTGACCCCCGGACGAAAGCCCTGGATGTGCAAACTCTATGTGTCCAAGGACGGGGCGGCTCCTGCCACCTATGTTGATGGTGAATACGATACCCAAGCTGAAGCCTACCAGCACGCGCGAGCGAACCCCTTTATTTTGACGGGTCCGGGGACGTTCAGCATTTATCTTTGGGATGGAGACACCCAAGCCTTCAATAATCGAGGTGGTTTGATATTCGGAGTGGGCGTTGCCGGATTTGGCGACATGAACCCCGTCCACATCATCCGGGAATGTTTGACGGATGGCGATTGGGGTATGGGTTACCTTGCGGCGGACGTTGATGACGTCAGCTTCAAAGCGGCGGCCGATACCCTCTACAACGAAGGTCTGGGAATGTCGCTGTTGTGGGACAAGACCAAATCCATTGAGGACTTCATCAAGGATGTTTGCCGGCATATCAACGCGACGCTGTACGTCAGCCGGACCACCGGCAAGTTTGTCTTGAAGCTCATCCGCAACGACTATGTCCTGGACGACCTTCTGGAGCTCCATCCGGACGACATCGACAAAGTGGAGAATTACGCATGCAAGACCACGGAGGAGCTGGTCAATAGCGTCACCGTCCAGTACTGGGACAGTGCCACCAACACTGACGCGAGCGTCACCGAGAACGACACGGCGCTGATCCAGCAGCTGGGGTCCGTCATCAACACCACGGCCCAATATCCGGGCTTCACGAACAAGGATGTGGCTACACGTATCGCGCTCCGTGATCTGGTGTCCCTTTCGACGCCTCTGATCAGCTGCGTCATCACCGTCAATCAAGTCGCCAAGAACCTCAACATCGGTGATGCCTTCAAGTTGTTCTGGCCCGAGTTCGGGACCGGCTACGTGGTGATGCGCGTCGCGCAGATGTCCCTGGGCAATGGCCGCCAGAATCGCATCATCCTGACCGTGACCCAGGACCAGTTCGCGTTGCCGGCTCAGGGTACGATAGCGCCCCCCGATCCGGTTTGGGTAGACCCGCAAGGGCCGCCGGCCGCGGCGACGCAACGCATGGTGGTGGAAGCCCCGTACTATGAACTCATCCAGCGTGACACACAAGTCAACGTCGATGCGCTCTTGGCCGATAACCCGGAGGCCGGGATGATCGTGGCCAGCGCGGAGAAGCCGACCGCCGGAAGCGTCAACGCCGACATGCAAACGGACGCCGGAGCCGGCTACGCCCTCGCGGCCACAACGGACTTCAGCCCCGCCGCCTACCTCACCGCGACCCTTCCGCGCGAGCTTGGGCCCAGCACGGTGTCGGTGACGCCTGGGCGCGACTTTGCGCTCATGGAAGCGGGGGGGCACATCCAAGTTGGCAACGAGCTGTGCAAGATCAACGCGGTGGACATCGACGCCCAGACGATCACGTTGGGGCGTGGAGTCCTGGACACTGTCCCGGACGAGCACGCCGCAGGTGACCTCCTCCTGGCGTGGGACGCCTTCGCCGGTATCGACCCGACCACCTACCAGCTGGGGGAGTCGGTGGACGTCAAGCTCCAAGTACGCTCCGGCTCCGGGCTCCTGGACCTCGCCGCGGCGACTGCGGACACCGTCACACTCGCCGGCCGGGCCGCGCTCCCGTACCCTCCCGGGCTGGTGAAGATCGGCGGGACCGCCTACCCGAGCACGGTCAGCGGAACGTTCACCGTCACCTGGGCACACCGCAACCGCGTAACCCAAGCCGATTCGCTGATTGATACAACGGCCGCCTCCGTGACTCCCGCGCCCAATACGCGCTACGGGTTGCGGTTCCTGGACGACACGGATACGCTCCTGGTGGAGCGGCAAGACATCGGCCCCGGGACGGCTTCCGTGGTTCTGAACTACACCGGTGACGTCACCATGGAGCTATACACCATCGACAATACCGGGGTGAGCCTCCAACGGCATCGGTTCACCTTTGCCTATACGCCCCCTGGCGGAACCGTCGTGAGTGCGATCACCGCGACCTCCTACACTCCGGTGGACGACACAACTATTATTGATGGAGGCCCGTGATGGCTGACCGCATCAAATATCGTTTTGTGGTTCGACGCCGTATGGCTGCCGATTGGGTAGCTGTGAATGAAATTCTACTTCAAGGTGAATTTGGTCTGGAGATAGACACAAAGAAAAAGAAGATGGGGGACGGCATCACCGCGTGGAATGATCTACCCTATGACGGCGGAGGCGGACAGTTGAATACAACCGCCCCCCTGACCGGGGGCGGTCCAATGTCTAGTGATTTGACGTTGGGTATTGACCCCGTTAGTCGATCCTCTCCCGGCGTCATGGAGGCTTCCGACAAAGTCAAGTTGGACGCAACGCACGGAGACGGAGCAAATACGCAAGTCGGCGCTACTCTGATGCAAATAGGTTCGTCCGTAGCGACCATACCTTCATCCTCGTCTACTGCCTCAAAATCAATTGTATTTGACACTCCGTATGACACAATACGGGGAGTCTTCATCGAACCTGGAGTGGGTTCGGTAAGCTCGTCCGG